CCTTGTTAGCGTCTAGCCTGCGCTGTACTTTTGCAACATCAATTTTAGTATTATCCAACTGGTTCTACCGTACTAAGCGGTACTCCTAATGTTCCTATACCTGCGAAGTCTACATACACCTTATGATTGCCATTGCTATTAATAACAATACGCTCTCCAACAGTGCCTAGAATACCATCCTCTTCTATATCTTTTCTAATATCATCACGAATTGTGTTTATATTACCCATGATAACAGAATGGTGTTCGCTAGTTTCTAGCAGTCTTACCTTAGTACCCTCAGCTATAGGTCTGGGTGCTTCTCCTGTAGGAGTATTTTCCCATAATTTGCGTACAGGTTCAGGTGTGGAAGCCTTAGTCTCCATAGCAGAGATTCGGGCTTCCATACCTTCCAGTTTGTCTAGAATTGCTCCCAGTGCTTCAGTACTACTCTTCTTCGTTGTCATCTACGCCCCCTTAAACCAGACCGCGTGGTCTTGCCTCATTAATCGGTGCCCATACAGTTGCTCGATAGCAACCTTATCTGCAAAGAAGTCAATATCATACATCGTGTGCATGGTAGGATTCATTTGCATAACAAGGGCGTGGGCCTCTTTCTGGAAGAATGCGTTATCGTGTCCCGCAGCATTCGTACCTTCTACCTGAGTAGTTTTATAAATAGGTACTCCTACAAAAGAACCGACAAAAGCTCTATCCAGAGAAGAATCCTTACTCCCCTGTATAACACCAAAGTCTCTGTTAATATATTCTGCCATCTTCATCAGCCCCATTTCTGCAGCGGGTGAAATGACAAAGTACCGACTGTCCGCAGGGACATTCTTATCATCAAGATACTGTATGCACCTTAAATAGTCAGCATAGGTAGCTTCTACACCTAGTGTACCAACAGTATTTGGGGTGTTCAGAACCGACAAAGTGTCACTAGCACTATGGTCATATCCCCAACCGTCGTCAGTGTCAGAATCATCAACAACACCTGCTAGTGTCGTATCTATATCTATACCGAGTGCGTAACCCAGTTTTCCTGCGTACATCGATAATTGGTCTCTATTTGTTTGTACTACTGCCATACTCTCGACAGCAATCGCAACATACTTATGCGTGTCGATGGTGATATCTCGGTTCACTTCCGTTAGTGTTTCATACTCAATCGGAGTGTTACGCGTTTTTCCACGTGCAGCAAGGTCATTAACACTTGGTACGTGAATGGTATCACCTGAAGTGATTCCGTCCTCAAATTTTCGGTCAACTAACTTAGCAAAGACTAGCTGTGCTTCTCGTGAGACAATTGCCAAGGGTGACCAAATTTCTGGGATGAAAGCCTCTGTGGTAGTAGTAGTAATAAATTCGTTGGAACCTGCACTGGTACTAATACCAAAACCTGTAGCCATTTATATACTCCTTACTTGTTCCTAAAAAATTGGTCTAAAACCATATCCGCATGAGTAGAAATATCATCGCCACTCATGTTAGGGGAAACATAGCCTGCTTCAGCTACTGTCAGTTCCCGACTACCCGGAGCGACAGAGGAGCCATTATCGACCCCTCTCCCTCCTTCTCGTAGGCGGTCAGCAACACGACGTTCAACTTCAGCGTCTATATCTTCCACTGGTTGAGCAAAGGCGGTCTGGACGGATGATAACGCACCTGCATGGTCACCCGCCTCCCACTTAGTCCTAGCCTCTGCCATTTGTTCAGCATCCCAAGTAGCATCGTTGTCGTGTAATACATCGGCAATCTGGGTTCTGTGCAACAACATAGAAGTGTCCTTTTGTCGCTGCTGAGATAAACTATCCTTCACTCCTGTGATTGGAGAATCCTCATAACTACTTTGCGCAAAGTGGTCAATAAGTGATTCGACTGCGCCCTCTACACGTGATAGGGCTGCCTTAGTCTCGCCTAACTCCAGATATCCCTTTAATAGCTCCTTGTTCTGGTCTCTGGCCCGGTTCAGTTGTCGTTGCCAGTTCTTTTGCTCGTCAGATACATTGTCGTAGATGTCCGCTTCAGCGTTAGTACTACCACTGTTCTCACGATTGTCATACTGTTGCATGGTTAGTGCCTCCTTGGATGTCCCACACAGGTACTCCACAAATTATTATACCATATTATTATGATTCTGTCAATTCTGACATTTGAGTCTTCATACCTATCCTGCCCGATGGCAGTATAGTAAAGTCTCTAGCCTTTATAAGTTCCTTTGTAGTTAATTTATTATTTAGCTGTTCCTGATGCCATTTTCTTTGTTGTGCAAGGCTAGACGCGTGTCGTGGAGAGTTGCCCCACCACTTGACAAGATTCCAGTCTATCATAGGATTTGCGTCCCGAATCTTCAGACGGAACTTTTTAACCTTATTGTCCATTGTAC